TGCAGGCAAAGAGATCACAAAATCCCTGCGCCCCTATCTCATTTCTTTATCTTACACCGACAACGAGGAGGAGGCGGCAGACGACCTCCAAATCAAGATCGAGGACCGCGACGGAGTATGGCTGACAAAGTGGCTCAATCAAGCCATCCAATCAGCCGCGTCCGGCTCCCTCGCAGAGAACGCCGAGGAACGCGGAGGCGCTATATACAAGGTCAAGTCTTATTTCGGTGCGGCTGTTCGTAGTCGCCCTGGTAAGCAATACTACGAATATGGCACCCTCGCCTACGGCACTCTGATAAACTCCATTTCCGTTGAGAAAGGTTGGGTAAAATTCGACTACAACGGAAAGGACGGATATGTTGATACCGCGTGCCTGTCGCTTCATAGTGATAACGGTAGCACAACCACATTCAAGACCGGCGACGAGGTTATAGTCAACGGTCAGCCACAATTAACGAGTTATGGTATCGGCATTCCGTTCTCAAAGGTAACCAACTACAAAGGCAAGGTAACGAACTTCAATAAATCTACGCTTGCGAACTATCCCGTCAAGGTCGGCTCTTTAGGATGGTTTACAACAGCGCAAGTCCAAAAGAAAGACGATAAGTCCGGCTCTGGTGGAATGGTCGATAAGGTCACCAAGGGATTGTTGATACAGGCGACTATCCTCCGTCAGAATTGGAACGGCGACGGCAAAGACCGACATCTCGATTGCGGACAATTTGAGCTTGATAGCGTGGACTGTTCGGGACCTCCAAGCACTATCACTATCAAGGGAACTTCTCTCCCTTACAACAGGACTCTCCGACAGACAAAAAAGAGTAGATCCTGGGAAGCCTACACCCTGCGCGGTATCGCCGAGGAAATGGCTTCTGAAAGCGGTATGACGTGTATGTTCTCGTCTGCCCACAATCCCAAGTATCGTCGCGTAGAGCAAATTGCAACAAGCGATATAGCGTTTCTGCAAGGACTCTGCAATCGTGCAGGCGCTTCGTTGAAAATCACGAACAATATCATCGTTATTTTCAACCAAGAAGAGTACGAAAGCAAGGACGCGGTGAGGGTGATTGAGAGGGGCGACGGTACCTACTCAAAATGGAAGCTCGGCTCGGGCGAAGCGGACACAAAGTACGCGAGCTGCCGCGTGAGCTACACTGACCCCGAGACAGGTGATGTCCTTGAAGCAATCGCGTATGCGGAAGGCTACGACGAGAGCGACGAGGGCAACCAACAGTATGAGGTGGTCGAAAAGATTGATAGCATATCCGAGGCGCAGGAACGTGCTGCAATGCATCTGCGCTTGAAGAACAAATACGAATATACCGCATCGTTTACTTTTCCCGGCGACCCGACATTGCTTGCAGGTAACACCGTAGAGCTGAAAGGTTGGGGCGCATGGGACGGAAAATACATCATCAAACAGGCGAAGCACACCGTTTCCAAATCGGGATATACCACGCAAATCTCGCTTCGCTATTCTATGGAGGGATAACGATGGACGAAAACTATGTTCAGAATATGGTGCGCGTCGGCATTGTTACAGACGTTGACAAGAACGACCGCCGCGTTCGTGTGCGTTTTCCCAACCTCAATATGACGTCGGGGTGGTTGTACGTTCTGAAAGCACCACCCGACGTAAAAATAATCATTGATTTCACCGTAACTCCTTGGATGCCCGAAGTAAATGACAGAGTGCTTTGTCTTTACCTCCCTGTGTTCAATGGCGACGGTTTTGTATTGGGGGCGATCTAATGACAATAGGCAGCTTTGGAGGAATTGTTTTCTCCGTATCACCCAAGAAAATCAAGACGCTAAGAGATTTATCGCGCAATGGCTCGGCTGACATTCAGACTCACAAACGACACCTCGATGTCGATTTGCCCGAGTTCGTCGGCAGAGGCTTGGAAAGCATCTCTTTCAATATCCGTCTTTCCAAGTATCTCGGCGTTTCCAATCCGCAGAGCGATCTTAACAAGATTATTTCCTACGAGCAGAAAGGAACGCCGCAATCTCTCGTTCTTGGTACCACGAAATTTGGCTCATACAAATGGCTGATTTCAAAGCACAAGGTAACCTATGAGCATTACGACGAAAGCGGAAATCCCGTTACGTTCGATGTATCTCTCACCCTTACCGAATATCCGAAGAGGTGATCCTATGAGCTACAAAGTAAAAGGCGGCGACGCAACCTCTTATATCTTCAACACAACGGACAAAGTACAGTCCGTTCTTCAAAATCTTTCCTTGCTCTATGCTACCAAGCAGGGAACGGTACCGCAGTACCGCGAATACGGTTTGCCAATGGAATTCCAAGACAAACCTCTCCCGGTAGCGCAAACAATGGCTGTTGCGGAAATCACCGAGGCAACGGAGAAATTCGAGCCTCGTGCCATTATCGTCGGCATTACCTTTGAGGTGGATAACGTGACAGGCAGAATGATACCTATTGTGGAGGTGGAAATAGACGATGAATAACGAATACCAATTTGTGAGTACGGACAGTGCGTCGCTTATCGCCTCTCTGACAACCGCATACGAAAAGCTCACAGGGCGCACATTGCTTCCGTCTGACCCCGACAAGCTCTTTTTGTCCTGGGTGGCTGACGTGATTATTCACGAGCGCGTGAGTCAGAACTACATAGGCAATCAGAACATACCGAGCAGAGCTGAGGGAGAAAACCTTGACGCGCTCGGAGAGTTCATTTATTCCGTGAAACGCCTTGCGGCTCAATCGGCAAAGTGTACGGTGAGGTTTAACCTCTCGGCAGCGCAGACGGTATCTATTCTCGTTCCTGTTGGCACTCGCGTGACCGACACAAGCCGTTCGCTCGTATGGGCGACTACGAGAGACGAGTATGTACCTGCAGGAGAAACAAGCGTAGATGTGATGGTGCAATGCGAAACCGAGGGCGAGGTCGGCAACGGCTACGCTGCGGGGCAGATCAACACCCTCATAGACATCGACAAAGTGCTTTATTTTTCCTCTTGCGAAAACATTGATGTTTCCGTAGGCGGCGCGGAACAGGCATCTGACGATGAATATTACGAGCTGATGCGGCAAGGTCTTGACGCGTTCAGCGTTGCCGGACCGATGGGAGCTTACATCTACTGGGCGAAATCGGTATCTACGAGCATCGCGGACGTTAGGGCAATTCGCCCCAAGAAAACGCGCAGCGGCACACTCCCGATTTACAATCGTGAGGACGAGCGCGTAGGCTTCATCGGTGGAGATCATATCAAGGTCAATTCGTTGGTGGTGTGCGCAGAGGGCGATACAACCCCTGCAACGCTCGGAACCGATTACACCGTTGACTACTCGGAGGGATTGTTGAAAATCGCTCTCACGAACGATGGAGCGCTCTCTGCGGTCGATAAGGTTGATTTCACGGTGGACCAGGAGAAAGCGGGATATGTTTATATCTACGCTCTTATGGACAACGGCACGATTGCCGGCGAAACGATCAAGTCCGCGATTTATGCCGCGTGTAATGACGACTCCGTAAGACCTCTGACGGACTATGTATCTGTTGAGGATCCTGCGGTCATAAATTACGACGTGCGCATCAAGTATTTCATTCCCTCTGACACCGAGATAAGCGGCGCCGACATAGCGAACGCGGTCAGCAATGCCGTTGATGAATATGTCGCGTGGCAATGTCAGAGGCTCGGCAGAGATGTCAACCCCTCGTATCTCAATTACCTGTTGATGAAAACAGGCATCAAGCGCGTGGAGATTGAGTCTCCTGTCTTTACCAAGTTGCACGACGGTAGCGACAACACCGTTCCGCAGATTGCCCTTGTAGGCAATATCGACATCGTGAACGGAGGCTACGAGAATGAGTAATGGTATCACACGCGAAAACCTCTTGTGGACGCTTCCTTATGCGTTGCAACAGGACAAAGACAAGCTCGCGTTGGCACAGGTTATCGCGGACGAGTTAACGGCTCTGTACCGCGATAATCGCCTCCTGGCGCTTTATACGCGCATTGACGAGCTTGACGAAGCGTTGCTTGATATCCTCGCAAAAGACTTCTCGGTTGGTTGGTATCTTTACGACGGTACTGTGGAAGCCAAGCGAGCGCAGATCAAGTCGTGCTTTTACGTACACCGCCGCCTCGGTACCAAGAGCGCAATGGTAACAGCTCTGTCTGACCTTTGCCCCGGCTCCGATGTGGACGAGTGGTTTGACTACGGCGGCGAGCCGTATCACTTCCGCGTTCTGCTCGATGTAACGGAGCAACGAACACCTATCAATCAGAGCGTGGTCGAAACCTATATCAACCTCTTCAAATCTCTCCGTTCCGTCTTGGAGAATGACGAAATAATCTACCGTTCGCGCAACGGCGTTGTTGTTGGCGTTAGTGGTGCTTATGTCTTTTTCTCGGCGCGGCTCTGCGGTACGTTCCCGGAAGCAGCTGTGCAAGGACGAATTCAGCAAGACGTGATTGCCGTATCTGCTGACGGTAATTCCGTTGAGTACTCCGTACCTGCGACAGGTGAGATTGAAACAGGCACATTCCCGATCACCGCTGTTCAAGGCGGTATCGAGAGTGGCAGCGTAAGTATGGAAGCAAGTGTAGGATCCGCAACGTACAATTCCCGTATGTGCGGAACTCCGCTCGGCTCACTAATTTGAG